GCCTGTCAGGGTGCGATTGGCGCTGCTGGAAAGGCGAAGGATGCTGGCCTGTTCGATGCCGGCCGGCGCCAGATCGTTCGCGGTGACGTTGATGGTCGGCGCTGTGACGACGTTGCCGAACAGGAGCTGTGAATACAGCGAGACGCCGCCCGTGGTCGGGTTGACGCCAAGCGCCTTGATCCAAGTCGAGGCCAGAAGATAGCGGATCGAGAATTCGTCATCCTCGAAAGCGCCAGCCTGAAGCAGATCCAAGCCGCCGTTTTGCAGAATCATGCCGGCGCGATCGGCCGAGGTCTTCTTGTTCAGCCGGATCGTTTGGTCGTCGTTCGTCGCATTGACGATCTTGCGATAAAGGTTCGAGATATCGGTGAGCTGGCGGGTCGCGGTGCGGACGGAATCGCGATCCTTGGAGGACTTGAAAATCCACCAGTCGACGCCACCAACCGCGTCAGCGGCCGTAGAGCCGAGATAGTTTGAGGTCAGCGTCGCCGCGGTATCGGTCGTAATCGCGTCGATTTCGTACCATTTACCGTCGGGGCCAACAACGATGTCTCCCGCGATTAACCCAAGGAACGTCGTTCCAACGCCACTCAAGACGTTGGAATTATTGGTAAAAGTGATCGTTCCGGTCGTAAGCAGGGTGATGTTAAGCATTGGATCCAAAGTAAGTCAGAACTGACTGATATTATAGCCTAAGATTTTCCAATGTCGCCTCGATTTCATCCTTGGTCGAACATTTTTCGATCGCAAGGAGCATCTTCTGGCGACGCAACTCTCGCGCATCGGCCAGATAATTTGGATCCGGCTTTGACAGAATCAATTCCGCGAATTGCATGGCTGTTAGGCTTCTCATCCCAGCTTCTTCGGTAAACGCCTCGGTCGCATCCGAACCATCGACAACAGACTGTGCAACAATCTTCTTTCGTCGCCAGGCTTCCTCCTGATGGGCCATCGGCCCGCTCATTCGCGAGAAGATTTCATTAACCTTCGTCGTCGCGGTTGCGCGCAAAGCCGGCATCGGATCTGCGTTAATTCGAACCCGAGTCATGCGATCGCCTCAATCTTGAAATGACACTCTTGCCAAGGCCATTTCATAAACATCACGTCATAGGTAAGAACACAAGGAATGCTAATCTCAATCTCACCATCTGGAAGTGTGCCTGATGCGATGATGCTTCCGGCGCCTGTGATTGAGTAAGCCGTATCCTTGGGGGCGCCGATAATGACAGCCTTATCCGTGCCACCCGCTTTGATGATCGTTTTGTCGATTACAACCGGCATAATCGGACGTTGACGCACACGCATCAAGGAATCACTGGTCTTCGTCGTCATCCATCGTTCGGGCGAAAGCAAACTGTGATGCTTCAGTTTGGTAAATGCGATGCCCTTATCGAGAAGCTGACGCTCGTAGTTCTCGACGTCCGTATAGACCTTGTTTGCTTGAACGATTCGATCGTCCTCGTTGGACATGATAAAAAGCATCGTCAACCCATATTCTGCATAAAAGCGTAGTAGATCGTGATAGGCGGCTGATTCACATAAATCTGACCACCTGGAGGATAGATGTAGAATTTCTCGTTTGCATTTAGTCCAATCAACGTGCCGTTTGTTTGAACAACGAGACCATAACCATCGCCTCTGTACGAACTGCCACCCTGAATATCCACGTATGGCGGCGAAATGTCTGTCGCGGCAACCGGTCCGCCGTTACCCTGATAGGCTTGCTTTCGACCGGCTACGAGGACCACTGGGTATTTCCCGCCAGGGAAGCCGCCAACAGACACAGACTTATCGTTAAGACCGTCACCTATCTCGGGCGGCGGGACATCGCTGATTAAGTTCCTTGAAAGCAATCGGAACGGCGATTGATCCGCATTGAAGATCTGACGCTGAAAATTCGAGCCAATCGCATCATAGCCACCCATCGACACGACGAAGGGCGACATTCCGCTCTGACCGATCGAGACACGACGAGCCATTAGATGCCAGCCTCGTTGTAGACATCGTATCGGGTCAAAACTGGTGCGGAGACATACATGCTCGACCCGTCACTCGCGAGCGTTGCGGTTGAATAACCTGTTTGCGGAGCGCCCACCTGCGAGAAGAACAGAGGCGACGGGCGGCATAGACCTGTGAAAGCGTTCACATTTCGAATGCTGCTCAACATCACAACCGGTCGGACGCCGTAACCAAGAGCGACGCTCTGGCTGGAAGAAACATAGCCCATCAGCAAAAGCGAACTGACCTTCTCATAAATTGAAAGAAGGAGATCCGTATCCGCAGCGTAATAGCTGTCGTATCCAGGTGGCGCGACAAAGACGCCCGCCTCGCCATTGGAACGATTACCGATGGTAATTCGACGGCTCACTATTGCACCGGGACTTTATAGACGACGTAGGCAATCGACTGGCCGAAATAGTGTGTAGTGCTTCCATCCCAATAATTATATGGGAGGCCGGTGAAGCCCGTTCGGGTAATCGATTGTTTGTATCCAGCGATGGAACGATCAGATACCGATCCAACATAATCGTCATAGATCACGCCCCCGACATATTGTCGGACGTCCATAAAGGGAATGTATCCAAGATCTGCAAACGAGACTGCGGGACCGTTCAGAAGATCAGCAACACCAACCTTGTGAATTCTCACAATGTTGGACCAATTACTGTCGAAGGAAATATATGCAGGGTCGTCTGGAGCCGTCAGAGCGTCGTAGCCCGGCCGCGCCGTCCGAAGTCGAACGGTGCCGTCACCCATCTGGCCGATAACAACACGCCGGCTCATGTGTTATCCCAAATCTCAATACGTCCTTCGTTAAGGTACTGACGAATGACGTTGTTCTGACTCAGGATTGTGCCGGCCGTGACCGTGCCCAAATTCGCCGTGATCGAACTAAGAGCCGAGACAATGAGCTTGCTGGCCGCGATCGTACCGTCGACGATCAGATCGCCGCGAAGCTGCAAGGTGTAGGAAACACTTCCATCCAGACGTCGAACGCCTGTGAAGACGAAGCCGCCCGTGGTGCCGTCGATCGTGCCTATGACGCCGTACTGAACCTTGACGCCATCGACACTCGTGGTGAGTGTTGAAATGTTCGAGGTATGACCGTTAACGGTTGTCGAGAGCGACGAATATTGACCGGACAGGGCGCTATCGGCGTTCGCGCGGGTCGTAGATTCGGTCGACAAACTGGCATTGGTCGACGAAATCTTGCTGTTGTAGTCCGAAACAGCATTGGTGATCTGCGTCGTGAGAGCCGTGTCGGCATCTGCACGAGTGGTCTGTTCGGTCGCAAGCGTGGCATTTGTCGAGACGATTGATGCATTCGCATCGGCGATTTTGCTGGTGTAGTCGGAGATCGCTGTGTTGAGTTGGGTCGTCAGCGCTCCGTCGGCGTTAGCGCGTGTCGTAGATTCGGACTGCAACGCGGCCTTGGTCGAGACAATTTCTGCGTTCGCCGCGTCAATATCGGTTGTAAACTGCGAAATCGCGCTGTTGATCTGGACGGTCAGGGCTTCGTCAGCCGTCGAGCGCGCAAGCTGTTCGGCCGCAATCGCTGCGATAATTGTAGTGTTGACCGTGACTTCGAGGATCTGACGGCGAACGGCTTCTGCGTAGTCTCCTTCAATACGTGCAGACGTCTCCTCAGCCACGATCGCGCTGAGTTTATCGGTCTTTACGGACAGCTTTTGCGTGGTTCGCTTGTGCAGTTCATCGTTGTCGTCGCGATCGGCAATGACCTGTGCCAGGACGCCGGCAATCTGGTCGCTGATATCCTCGGCCGTCTTCTCAAGAACAGGGATCGTCACCTGCCCCTTGGCTTCGATCAGAGCCGGAACAACTTCGGCGAGCGTCGAGGTCAGGTCGCTAATGTCGATCTGTTGCTGGTCAGAGACCAGAAGACCAATCTTGCCGAAGGCATCATAGAGGGCAACGCGCACGTACCATCGGCCGTTGTCGACCCAGACAACCGTGTTTGTGTCCGGCCCGTCATACTTCAGCGTCGAGGCGTCAGGCGTAAAGCCATTGACCTTCGAGGCCCAGACCAAGGCGCCGGCATAGTCATTGTCGGTATTGATCCACGACACATCGATCGAGCCGATATCGGCACGCATGGTCGGAACGATCTTGGCTGGAACCGGGTTCGAAACAGTGATCGACGCGCGGTCGGACTCGCGCCCGGTCACGTTGAGGGCACTGACGTCGATACGGAGCGTGCGGCGCGGCCCGCCGTCGTTCAAATTGTCTTCGTAGGAATAGGTGTATTGGGGATCGGTGACGCGCTCGGTGCGGAGCAGCGTCGATGTCACCGGGTCATAGACCCGAACAATGTTGGTGACGGGATACTGGACAAAGTCCGGCGGGAACACGTTGATCCAGGTGAGCGTCGGCGCCCTACCCGAGAACGTGTCGCCGCCTTCGAGAGTCTTGAGGTCACTCGGCAACGGTCCATCAACGGCCTGCCAGCCCTGCACCGAGACCGTGTATTGCGTCGGCACCGAACTGGCGCCACTGTGCGAGCGCGCCGAAATATAGAACGTCCAATCGCCCGCGACCGGATCGTTGATGTCGATGCTGGGGTAGCGTGTGGTCGGGAACGCCTGGAAACCACGCGGCGAATCCGCGGTGATGTTATAGGCATCAACCATGAAGTCGTTGGGCGGCGTCCAGGAGATCGTCAGCCGCGAATGCGACACGCCATTCTGGAAATAGCGGCTTTCAACCGACGTGACGTTGATCGGCTGGCGGATGATATCGCGCGGCCGAGTGTACTGGATCGGCTCCAGCACCACGTTCTGCTCGACGCGAGCAAACTTGTTCGGATCGTGGAACAACGCCGTCACCTTGAACAGGTGCGTGTCGGTCTCCTCGACAGCCATGACGCGGTAGCGGCGAGCGTTCAGGTCGACGGCTTCCAAAATAAAGTCAGAACTGACTTGCGGAAGCTGTGAAAACGGAGCTTCGAGGGTCAGCGTCTTGTTGCCGTTCGAGAAACCGCTGATGTTGCGCTTCTCCATCGTGCCGTCGGGCATCATACAGGTCAGCGAATAGCTCTGGGCGCCGGGTGCGAACGGCGCATCCATGACCACCTGAGAGGTCGAAGTGACCTGTGCGAGGCGCCCGCCGGTACGGAAATTGCCAGTCTTGGCGGGATCCGACACCAGGATGATATCGCCGGGCTTCAGCGCCTGATTGTTCTTCAGGACATAGCCATCCCAGGACATCGTGAATTGGACTGTCTCAGTCTCATTCTGCTCGGTATCGAGGATCCATTTGCCGAAGCGATGCGCCTGCCCGCGCGAGGTGCAGCCGGTCAGTGGCACATCGACTTGGCGCCAGCCGAATTTCGTCAGCATGGCGTCGTTCTGAACAACCTCCATCGCCGGCTGATACAGCGCCTGTGGGTCGTTCCAGGTGATCATGGCGACCGAATGCCGTGCCTTCAGCGCGGTGCCGGAATAGTTGAAATTGCCGTCAATGACGTTCGCCGGCGTGATGACCGAGACCGGGTCTGCCGGCATATCGGCAGAGGCAAAGACCTGCCCCAGCGACCAGTAGGCCATGCCGCGGAAGGCCGTCGTAATGTTTTGCAGCACCTTATAGGCTTCATCCCGATTGTTGATGACGCCGTTGAAGGTAAAGCGCGGCTCGTAGGTCGGATTGCCGAACTGGTCCCGAAAGCCGGATGGGATGGTCTGGTCGCAATACTGCGCGATCTGATAGAGCGACCACTTGTCGACCAGCGACGGATCGACAAACTCGCCGAGACCATAGCGGTTATTGGTGATCAGATCCCAGAACACCCAGGCAGGGTTGTTATGCCACTTCTTGACGAAGGTGCCGTCCCAGATGCCGGTATAGGTTCGTGCGATCGGATCGTAATTCGACGGCACGTCGGTCTTCAGCCCCTTGACGTGATAGCTGCGCGTTCCGAGGCTATTGCCGAACTTCTCGCCGTCGACCTGCAATGCCACCAAGGCGGTGTAGGGATACTGGTAATGCCCTTTGACCTGAGCGATATAGCTCTCCCAGAACAGGTCGTTCTGGAGCGTCACTTCGGTCGAATCCGCGGTGTTGCGGACGATGCGAATATCGAATGATTCCGTCCCCGTGCCGAACGGGCGCGTGACCAGCGTGACACGATTGTAAGGGCTTGTGCATTTCTGACCACGAATGTCGACCGTCTCAACGGTAACCCACGCGCCGCCGGTTGCGCGCACTTGAACGGTCCACGACAGATCCGTGCCGGTCAGGTCGCCATTGTCCTTGTTCTGGTACGCCAGAGCCGGAATGCGCGCGACGACCAAGACCTGATCGGCCTGTTCGGCAACAGTTCGCACGATTGGAATGCCGTATTTAACCTGTTGCTCGACGTTGACGGGCGTGCCTGTCTTGGTGTTGCCAAGGAGCGGCTCCTGAGTTGGCAAACCGACGCGCGTGTCAAAGACGACGCCTTCGCGGTTCATCGAGCCGTCGAAGTTCTGAACCGGCATATTGTCGAAATAGATCGACTTCAAACCGTCGACCAAGCCGACGATCTCGCCCTCGCCCAGCGCCTCGACGATCGACACGACTGTCTTGGATTGCAGAGTGTTGGGAGATTCTGTGCCTCCGCCCCCGCCGCCCTTGCTGCTCTTTTGGCCGGTGACGATCATGAGAGCGGGATCCCGAATTCGCCGCCGATCCAGCCAACGATCGGATTGGTGACCCCCTTGTAGGCCCCGATATCCTCGATGTTGGCGTCGAACGACACACCGGTCGAGCCGACCAGGCACTCGCCATAGATCAACTGAATCGCTTCGCCCTGTTTACCGGTATTGGTCGGGCCGCTGATGTTGTAGGAGGTATCCTTCTGGGTCGACGCGGGCTTGGACAGCAATGTAGCGGCGCCAGCGAGTGTCAGGCCCAGACCGACGACGGCGATCTGACCCCAGGTGATACCCATGGTGTTGCCGAAGACGGCCGTTCCCAAGCCGCTGAGAGGCGATGCCAGCGTGCCACCCGACATGAAGATTGCGCCGCCAATCAGAGCAACGCCAAGGATCGTCTTGACGACCCCCTTGCTGTTGCCGGCGCCCTTGGCGACCGGGATCAGGTGAAGATCAGCCAGGCCAAGATTGAGCGTGTTGACGAGATCGAGGTCGAGCGACATGCCGCTACGCTTGTCGCCGCGAATGAGCTTGTAGGAGCCCGTCTGCAACGCCCCGACAAAGTCACCAGGGAATGCGCAATTCAACGCACGTAGCGCCTCGCCAGCCGTCTTGACGTCGAATTTGAACGAGGGGCCGAACTGTTTCTTGAGCCGGCCGTGAAGATGAACGGTACGCATCATTGTTTCGGCCCCTCGTAGCGGAGCCAGATGTCAGCGGCGCGCGCCCACAGGCCGGCGGGGTTTCGCGCGCTGATCGTGGTCGGCAGATGATGCAGGATCTGGTCGTGTTCGAGCAGAACCCCGCCATGATTGACGCGCTGTTGCGGATTGGCCTGGCGATCGCCGAGCTTCATCAGGAAGACGTCGCCGGCGCGGGCTTCGGGCCGGGTAATCTCGCGAAAGCCAAACTTGGCGAAATTCGCCATATAGAGATCGTCGTCGGTCTTCCACCAACCATCGCCGCGCGGCACCTCGGGCAGCTTGATCGGGTCAAACGGCCAGTAGACCGTTTCGGGCAACAGGTTTTCGCGCCCAAGACGGTAGACGTCACGGATCATCGCATAGCAGTCGAACACGCCATGCAGGAACGGGCGCGAGATCACAGGTGCGATCGGCAAACCGTCGCCCCAGGCAATGAGTTGGCCGAAATCATCCTCGTTGAGCGGGATGATAATCCACGGCACGTCGGTCTCGATCTGCTGCACCATGTCGAGGTGCGAGGGGTAGATCGGGCCATTCGGGTGGGAATGAACGATCGCCTTGACGGTGCCGGCGCGGATCGCCTCGTCAAATCGTTCGTCGTTGATCTCGAAGTGGGTTTCGGGTTTGGGATGGCAATTACGACAGGCGACGTATTTGCCGTCCGCAATGAAACCGCAGCTCTCCTGCGGAAAGACCTCGCGCGCGTGAGCTTTCGCCGCCTCGACAGCGGCGTAACCCATCAGACCGACAATTTTGGCGCGATAGGCGTCAATCATGATCCAAGCCGCTCGATGCCGGGAAAGCCCGCGAACGGCAGGGCGGCGTCTTCGCCGAAGCGAAGTTTGCAATCTGCGACGCGACGACCGCAGCTATCGAACGGCGCCGTGGTTGGCTGACCTGTCGACGTCCACGCGGAGGAGCCGGTGTAGGGACACGGCATAGTCTCGGAATAGAGGTAGCCGTCCGGGTTGGCCTTTGGATTGGTTGGATCCCAGATTCGATAGCGCTGGGTGCAAATGTCGCGAATGTATTGCCGACCAGGCAGCATCTTGCCTTCCTGGTCGATCGCCGCCGACAACTCCCACTCGATGAAGTTCTTGTTCTCGTCGGACTTTCGCTCGATACGGAAGACGTCGGGTCCGACAAAGGACGTACCGTCGGCTTCGGGCGCTCCATCGAGAAAGCGCGCAAAAGTGCGAATTCTACGCACTTCGCAACCGCACAGATCGCCGTAGTTGTTGACGAGGCCCTGAATGACAGTGTCGGAGTTGGCAATCTGCATCTTCGGCGTCGGCAACACGCCGCCGGCATTGGTCTTGAAATCACTGACCACGATATCGATCGGCGCGTAAACCTGACCGCCGAAACTGACGCCTGCTCCGTTCTTGGAGGCTTGCGTGAAATAGTAGACGCTCGCCTTGGCTTTCGTCGCATCAAGACGGAACAGAAGAATTTCCTCGCCCGGATCGAGCGACTGTGAAGTGGACGTTAGTGACATGAACACCCATCTGGTACTGACCTAATATAAGTCAGAACTGACTTATGTTTCAAGGCTAAAGTCTTCCACGAATGTTGCGGTTACCTGATTGGGCGTCTGCCAGGTTCGCGACCATGTCTCGCATGTCCACTTCCGGGTGACGCCATCGCGCAGCGCGTAATAGAACGGCGTTGTTCCGCCGTGTGCCTCGAAGAACGCAACAATGGTATCCGCATCAGCTTCGAGCAGAGAATCCCAGGTCAGCGTCGTGCTCTGCCGGATATGGTTGAGACCATCCGGCATTCGCTGAGTGTAGCCGTCGCCGAATTCAGCCTTCTTGATCTTGACGATCGGCGTCGACTTCGTGCCGGGGCTTTGCTTAATCGGCGGATTGAAGGTGTCCAGTGCCATCGTTACCTCGCCAGAATCCCGCCGGGTCGGGTCTGCATCCGAATTTCGTCGCCCATCATGCGGCGGATATGATCCATCGCGGCGCGACCGACCGCCTCGCCCATTTTCTGATGATCAGCGTCGGTCATGCCGGCGCTGCCCTGCACAGTCACGGCGACGGTCGGCGAAAACACGGTCCCGCCCCCGCCGTATTGCTTGGCGAGATTTGCCGGCCAGTCGACCTGTTCGCCGCGCTTGGCGATGATCGGGATTTCGTCGCCGCTCAGGGTCAGGCCACCGGTGCCGCCGTGGAAACGACTGGCGCCGGCGAACAATGCGGGACTGACCGATCGATACGGCATCATGGCGCCGGCAAGACCGCCTGTGTGGTGCATTGCCGGCAGAATGTTCATCGGGGCGCTACCGCCCTTACCGAGCGACTTGCCGCCCGTCGGGATACCGAGCATGTTGCTGATCAACTGGCCGAAAGCACCCTTGATGGCGATGCTGGCGAGGCTCTTGGAGATCGACGCGGCAAGATCTGCGAAGTTCGCCTTGCCGGTCGTGACGAAGTCGGCGAGTTTGTCCGCGGTCTGGTCGAGCCAGTTGGCGCCGGCCTGGTAGATGTTCTTGCCGAAATCGCTCCAGTCTTTCATCAGCTTACCCATCGGATTGAGGGTAAACTGCTGGGCGCGCAGGGCGCGAATGTTGCGCTCGACCATCTGTTCGACGCGAACGCGATCTTCGCCCGTGCCCTGATAGAGCGCGAGGTATTGCTGGTTACGGCGGATATCGTCCTGATAGGTCTTCTCTCGTTCGCCGTCGACCGTCATCAGGCTGCGTTCAATAGCAATCGTCTTCTGTTGCTCGGTCTTGAGCGCTTCCTTGATCTCGTTGTCGCGGAGCATCGCGATCTGAGCCTTGCGACCCTCAAGGAACTTGTCCGATGTCGCCTGATCGGTGACACCGGTGCTGACGGCCTTCTGCTGATCGGCTGTCTCACGCGCCAAACGACGCAATTCGGCATAATACTTCGAGCTGAAATGGAGCTTTTGCTCGTCGCGCAATTGCTGATCGAGGTCGTTCTGCTTTTCGAGCAGGCTTATATCCTCTGCGGCCTTGCGATCGGCTGCGGATTGCAACGCCGTGCGCAGCTTCTTACGCTCGGCATATTTAGCATCTGATTCATCAAGTGCCTGGGCCGCGGCCAACAGATCCTTGAAGATCGGATCATCTGGGTTCTTATTGGCGACGCCGGACGGCCCCTTGCCGTTCATGATGTCGGCACGCACCTGGGCGAGATTGCTCAGTTTGCCGGCGTCTGCTGTAGCGTTCTCGATCACGCCGTTGAGGTATTTCCGGGTACGCTCGTCGAGCGCCTGTGCGGCGTCGAATGCCTTCTTGGCCAGTTCCTTTTGAGCGGTATCGTCGAGCGCGGCCTGCTGTTCAGGTGTCAGCGCCGGACCAGATGTACGCGGCCCGCCAATGGGAGTTGTGCCGCTGCCGACCTGACGAAGCGCCCAGGCTTTCAGATCGCCGACGGTCGTGATGTTCTTGAACACCTCGTAGTTCTTGCGAATAGCCTCGGTCAGGATCGGGATCGACCGAACCAGCGTCTCGTCAGACTGCGACAGTGCGGCCGAAGCGCCCGCCGGGCCAAGGAAATGCCCGAGGCGCAGGTTGGCGTCAGTCGGCTCAATGCCGTTCTTCCGGAATTCGGCCGCACTTTTTCCCATCAGCCATTGCGTCGCCTGTCGGGCCAATTCGCTGTCGGAGCGCAGCGCGAGCGCAGCTTCACGCCCGCCGGCGAGCAGATCCTTGTGCGTCTCGGTCAGGAAGGCGAGCCAGGTCTTTTCGATGAATTGACCAGGACCGGACGCGGTCGAATTGGGGTTCTTGATGTCGCGCCCGCCGCTCTCACGGTTGATGATGCGATCGGTCAGGGAGTTGCCGCTTGAAAACGACGGCAGCGAAAATGCGCCGCCAGACGCACCGGCGCCGCCCTTGATATTGGACAGGTTCTGAAAGCCGGTTGCCGCACGCTGAAGCAGATTGACGACGGCGCCGCCCGGCTCCATCAGACTGTCGAAGACGCGCTTCATTTCGGAGCCGGCTTCGGCCGCACCGCGACCGATATCGCCCCACTTGTCCTTGATCTGCTGAAGCTGGGTCTTGCCGTTGAAGACGCCCTCGCGCAACTGGATCATGAACCGTTGCGTGCCGCTCAGTTTGTCGCCACCCGCAGCCTTGATCTTGGCTTCGGCCATGTCTTCCGTTGCCTTCTGATTGAGGCGCTGGATCTCGGCGTTGATCTTGTTCTGAGCGTTGATCTTCTGGGACAGTTCGTCGTGAACTGCCATTTCCTTCTTCAGGTTTTCGATCTGCTCCTTAATGTCGGCGTTCGACAGTGGACCGACGTAGTTCTTCTTGGCGACCGCCTCCTCGATCATGAACAGTAATTTGGCCATGTCGCTGGAAGCGCCAGCCAATTCGGCGCGCATCCCGGCGTTCGACCCCTTCAGATCGTCAGTCTTGGCCTTTGCGCGCTCCAACAGCTTGTCGAGGTTGATACTCTTGTCGATCTCGACCGGTTTCGCCGCCAATTCGCGGATGCGGATCATCTGCTCGCGAAGCGCGCCCTGCTTCTTGATCAGGTCGAAAACGTATTTGTCCTGTAGGCTGATGGCCCGCGCATCGCCGTCCTCTGCAAGCGCATTAATCGCGTTGATGCGATCCTCGTAAATGTCGTACTGGGCTTGCAGTTGATCGACGAGAGCCTTTTTGTGCTCCTCGCTGTATTTGGCCTGAATTGCGGAAATATCGCCGCGATTCTTGTTGGCCTCCTTAAGCTCGTCATCATAGGCTTTGGAGCGGATCTTCGCCTGAGCGTCATACGATTTCTGAATTTGTCGGATTTCACCGTCGAGCTTATCCTGCTCCTCGCGCGCGATATTCTCGGCCTCGCGTTGATCAGCTTGCGCGCCGGCCTTAGCCAGAACAGCACGCGCTTCGTCACGCTCGCGGGTCAGCCGGGCGATTTCCTGGGCATTCGGCCCGTCGATCGTCGCTTGACCCGTCACCGGGTTGATCGTGACCTGAGACTGTTTCGCCAGTTCAAGCCGACGCTCAAGCGACTTCAGGTAAGGCTCCGCCTCCATCACCTGTTTGCGCGATTCGGCGCCGAACTTGACGAGGTTCTGGTAGGCGTCGGCCGATTTATCCGAGAACAGCCCGAACGAAACGGCAAGCACGCCGATCAGGCCGGCGAGCGGGATGATCACGCTGGATACCGTGCTGATGGCGACGCCAGCCATGGTCCAGACCGCGGACATATTGCGCACCGCGAGCGTTGTACGGGAGATCGCTGCTGTCGCCGGCGCCGTCGCTGCATCCAGATTGTTGAACCGGATCTTTTCGACCATGCCGTTCCAGGCCAGACCCAGTTGCTGAACCTTCGGAATAACGCCAAACAACGCGCCGCTCAGGTTCATCAAGCCGGAAAGCAAAACCTTGATGCTGATACCGCCGCCCAAAATCATGGCGAGCTGAACAATCTCGTCGCGGAAACGGACAATGCCGTCGAGCGCCTGACGAAGACCGCCGACGATCGACGCCAGACCAGAGCCGAGGCTCTTGGCAAAGCGTTCAGCGGTCGGACCGGCAAGGAACGTGTTGAGGTCGGCAAGCTGCTTTTTGACAGCCTCGAAGAAGCCCGCATCGCCGGCGGTTGTCGCCAGCAACTGCCACAACGTCGTCATCTGGGCCAGGCGACCGTTGAAGGTCTGCATCTGCTCCAGAGCGGCGCCGCCGAAGGTTGCTTCAGTCTCGATAAAGAACGCCTCAAGGGCGGATTTGGCTTCGAGCGTGCCCTTGCTGATGATCTGGATGAGCTGACTCATGCTCACGCCCATCGATCGCGCCATGATCTCCACGGCGCGCGGCATCGCTTCACCGAGTTGCTGCCGCAACTCTTCCATCTGGATCACGCCCTTGCCCGACATCTGGCTGATCGCGATGGTCGCGCGCTTCATGACGTCGTCGGTGCCGCCGAATGCAGCCACACCGTCAAGCAACGCGTTGAAGCCGCCCTTCATCG